TTTAAAACTATATGCCCTGCCGTTCCGTGCCCAAAACCAAACATATCCCCCACAACAGGTACATTACCATCCGATTTACCGGCATTTTTTGTTGCCACGCTGCCGAGGCCAAGGCCGGTACGCGCAGCCGCTGCCGTCGTGCCCCCCGTCCCACCCTGTTCAACCGGTACCGCGCCGCCGATACCGCGCTGTGCCAGTTTGCCGAGGGCCGGGATTGTTACTGACACCCCGTTGATGCTGACGGTAACGGTCTGGTTTGCATCTGTGCCGGCAAAAGCCTCCCAGCCAGCACTACTCTCGTCATAATCCGAAATCAACTGCGCGATACTTTGCGCCAGGCCATCTACAGAAAGCGCATCCGTAGTCAGGATTGCGTAACGTGTGCCGGCGACAATTGCGGAGCTTGCGGTCGCTGTCAGCGTCAGCGAAATTGCCGAATTGACAGCGGCAATCTGGAAAATTTGAGGAGGGCTGGCCAGTGCAATCAGGGTCTGGCCGGCACGGATAAGATTTTTGGCGTCAGTAAAATTAGTGCCAGTGCCTGTTACTGAATTCCCGCTGATGGCGAGCGTTCCTGCGTTATAAATCATAGATACTCCGGACATAAAAAAACCCGCCGGATGGCGGGTCTGGGTAAGTGTTGGTTAATACATGGCGGGTATGCATGGAACGGGGATGTTTGTCAGACGCTGGCCAACCAGCGCGTATCTGTCAGTCCAGCGCCAGCGCACGCGACCGCGCCCACACCGGACGGCGTTTCCTGACCTGACGATGCCCGCCAGTTTCATATAGTCCCACCCGCCATTGGTGTTGCTGTCGTAGCCGTAGACACCCAGCATGATCATGCTGTCGCCGATGTCCGTCCATGACCATGACGGCGTCCATGTCTTCCGGTTATAGATGAACGGGCGGTTCGTTGTTGAGAACACACAGGCGTTGTTTTTAAAAAAGTTGAGGCCAGGTCCGGGAGTCGGTGCAATACCCGACGCAAATATCGCGATTGTTATCGTCACTGTCGCCGGGACGTCCTCGCCGTTCCTGTCCTCATACGCCGTTACAACGGTGCCGTCGCACTCAACCGTGGCGCTCGGGTGTGACCATTTTCCAAACACCATGTAGTTGGATTTTGGTGCAATCGTGTCAGGCAGAGCCCAGGTCCCGCTGAACGTTACCGAACCGCGCCAGACGCAGAACCCGGCCATAGTATTTAAGGCAATGCTCATGAAATCGGTTGAGTCCTGAATCAGCATGCCGCTGCCCGAGCTCGCGGGCAGTATTTGCCAGACAGAAGCATCGAATCCCCTGACAAGCTTATCCCCCTTCGAATCCCAGTAGGTCTGGGTGACCGTCGCACCGTTCTGCGTAAACCCGGTCAGGACACCCACCGCCGGAATAATCGACGGACTGACAGGTGGGGCGTACCCGGCACAGACACGGGGTAGCAGTATCACTTCACTCCCGGGGACATAATTCGCCATATCCAGCGAAACAGAAGTTGAAGCTGCCGTCCACTGCCCGCTAAACGTCGGGCACCGCAGGCCGGATGTAATTTCCATCCGGGGTCCGCCATCGTTGAGATCTATCAGTAATCCTGCCGGCATCACCACATCCCCAGTCTGATCATGCCGCCACCAGGCAGATTAACGGTTACGCCGTTGCCATCGATGACCACAGTATTATTCGCGCCGTTAAAACTGAAATTGCCCGAAGTGGCGTAAAGATTGCCCCGCACTGTCACATTATTGAGCGTTGCAAATCCCGATTTATTGATATGCCAGCCCACATTACCGGTACCGTCCCATGTATTCGACTGAATGTAGTCGCCTATCATGGCGTTATTGATCCAGCCTTTTCCGATCAGCGCCTGATTGATAAACGCCTGACTGTTCTGGATAACAAACGGCAGCGTAACGGCGGCACCAGCATGACTCATCACCGCAAATCGATCGGCAAGGAAAATCACCTGGCTCTGCATCCCGGAAGGTGTGTTCTGAACGCCCAGCCCCATGCCCGCCGCGTACTGCACGCCGTTCGAATCAACCGCCACCTTAATGCTGTACATCGCATTCAGATTACCTGCCATATCTGCTGTTGCCTGGGCATTGGTAGTTATGGCTGCTGACTGTCCGTTTACAGTCACCGTCAACGAGTTGATTTTCGTGGCTGACGCCTGCGTGAAATTTGCCAGCGTTTCTGTCAGGTCGGTAGCGTTGGAGACGTTGCCGCCAGCTGAAGCATCCAGCGTAACCAGCGCGCGGGCGACAGACTGACTGGCATCCGCAATGGTGGTATCGATACGGTCAATGCTGGCACTGTTCCCGGCGTTCGTTGCCGTCTGTCGGCGGCGGCTGGTCACTTGAGCCAGACTGTTCTGAATTACAGCGATAGCTGAGTTTTTAACGCCGGCAGTCATGCCGTCGAGCGTGGCCGCAGTTTCGTCAATCCTCACCGCTGCCGCCGCCAGACCGTCGGTATTCTGCTGTATCGCCAGCGCCTGTTGTTCGAGGTCGTCAGCGTTCTGCTGCACATCCGCGACAATTCCGGCAATTTTTGCGCTGCTGTCAATCGCACTTTCAACGACATCCTTGAAAACCGTCGTTTCTTTCATGTCCTCCAGTATGGCTTCAGTGATGTCGGAAACATCAATGCTGGCCTGGCCGCGCACCCAATCCGTATAACCCGATTCGTTGCCTGTTTTGTCGACCAGCTGCGCGCGGTACCAGAAAATCTGTCCCGCTTTCAGGCCCATCTGCTGGTAATTACTGGCCGGGTACGGCACGTCTGCCAGCAGCAGCGCATCGTCTTCAGTCCCGGTCAGGCTGTACTGAATTTCCGTTTTCAGGGTGTCGCCGGTATTCGCCGGGAATCCCCAGCTCAGCTCGATACCGAAAACCACATTATCAGAAGCGATGAAGCCGACCGGTTTCGGCGGATTGCCCACTTTACCCGTCAGCGTTTTCTCTTCCGAATAGCCCCACCCGGAAGAAATTTCTGCCGCGTTGATGGCGCGTACGCGCACCAGGTAGCGCCCGGCATAGATCCCCGGCACATCGAATGACGTGGTAGAGCTGCGGGGCACGTTAACCCAGTTCCCGTCGTTCCTGCGCCATTGAGCTTCATACGCGATGGCATTCTGCGCCTGGTCCCAGCTCACGCGCATGGTTTCGACGCTGATACCCTGCTGCACCACAGAAAACGAGCTGATCACGATGTTCGCAGGTGGTGACTGGTTACCCGGCGGGATCACACTGACAGGGCGCTGGTCGATGATTGCGCCGGTATCGATGCGGGCAAACTTATCCGGATCGTGAAACGCGCCGGAAATGGTAAAGGTTCCGTCATTGTTGTCGCTGACGCTGACCACGCGGTACTGCTGGGCGAACAGCTCGTCAGATTCGACAACCCAGACGCTTTCCGCCTGCGGCGTTTCGCTGTAGGCGATGCTGACAGTGACAGCCTGACCGTTAACCGCCTGGATAGTCCTGGCCTGTGACGCGCCGGATGGCAGGTTGAGAATGAGCCGATCACCCGGCGCCGCATCCGGTGCGCGGTCAAGGGTAATCACCCGGCCATTAACCGAACTGATGCGGCCGCCGGTGACTTTACCGGACAGCATTTCGTCAGCGACAGCGATGATATAGCCCGGCTGCGGAATATTACCGTCCAGGCCAACAGAGAACGTGACGACGCGATCTTTGTTGTTGGTCAGTATTCCCCAGCGCCCCTTGCGGTTTGCTTCTGACTGCCGGGTGCAGCCAATTGCGGTCATCTCGAGCTGGTTAAACCCGTAGCGCGCAACCAGCGGTTGCTCAAATACGGGCTCCATGGCGTCAGCGTAGCCGTTTGCCGGGTCGGAATACGAGACCAGCGCCGTGGTGTAACGCGTTTTGGTGGTGCTGCTCGAGTAAACGAATTCACCGTTTACGACGTTGGCACGGGTGTAGCTGTAATCAATATCGCGCGGCATGTCCGCCAGCGCCACGATCTGGTTACCGCCCCAGTAAGTCATGCCACGGAAGATGGCGGCAAAGTCCCGCAGCACCGTATAGGCTTCGTTGCGGTCCTGCACATAGACGTTGCAGGTGTAGCGCGGCTCCACGCCGTTCCCGCCTTTCCCGTCCGGTACCATCTGATCGCAGTACTGCGCCACATGGTACAGCGTCCATTTGTCGATGTTCGCCGCCGTCAGACGATGGCCCAGACCAAATCGATCGGCGACAACAATGTCGTAAAATATCCACGCCGGGTTATCTGTCCAGGCCCATTTAAAACCACCTGTCCATGTGCCGGTATACGTGCGCGTTACCGGGTCATATGTATCAGGCACGCGAACCACCCGTCCGGAAGGCTCGCAGGAAATTTGCGGGATGCTGCCGTTGAACTGGCTGGAATCAAATTCAATGTACAGCAGCGCGGTGTTTGGATAGCGCAATTTTGCGTCGATCACTTCGGTATAACTCTGCAGCGTCATGGTGTCGCCGATTTTGGCGCTGTTGGCATCTGCTGTTAATTTGCGAAGGCGCAATGTCCAGGTGGTACCGGCGCGCGGCAGATCGATACGGTGGCTGCGTTCATAACCCGAGGTGGTTTTTCCGGTTACCGCCGTGTTGATCACAGTCTGCCAGGCACCACCATCTGTCTGGAGGTCAACGGCATACGCCACAGAATTACCCACCAGATCCCCGTCATCCTCCTGGCGATACAGCGACGGCCATTTGATGCGCAGGCGAACGGCGGAAAGCTGGGTGTTGGTAAACGTGCGCGTCCACGCGGTGGCGCTGGAAACCTCCAGACCTACACTGATTTCGTTTTCCGATCCCGGCATCCCCTGAATATACGGCTGCGCCTGGGTGCCGGGGCGAAACTCCCACGCCACGCCGGAGAAGTTCTGCGAGCCGTCAGCATTTTCAAGCGGGGTACCATCCAGAAAAATATTCCTGCCTGTCAGCCCACCAGCAAACTCCCCCTCGCCCAGGGCGATCAGGATTTTCGCCTTTGCCACCGACTGGAGATCGTCCGGCTGTTCCGTGGGCGTGCGCTGCTTGGAGTCGCCGCCTTTGCGCCCTTTAATATGTTTTGCCATTTTTCGCCCATAAAAAAGCCGCTCATGGCGGCTACTGATCGAATATCAGGGTGTTGTGAATATAAATCCCTGGTTATGTTGTTGGCTCAGCTCGTCAGTGGTGGGACACTGGCGCAATACTTACCGGCGGCATGGCTGATTGCCTCGGTATAACAGGAGTTGAAAATGAGTTTTAACAAAGAAGACCAGCATGATGAAGCGCTCGCCTTTTTGCTTGCAGTTGCCACGGTTGAATCAGGTGATGCTGGCGCCTTTCGTCAACGCGTTACTCAATATATGACAAAGGCCTATGGTGACGATACATCAAAAATGACCATGCAGGAGCAAGGCCGAGCCGAGGCGGTATCCAGATTGTATGCCAGGGCTGATAACATCTACCATCGCATCAAGTAATGCTTTGCCCCGGTTAATCCGGGGCTTTCAATCCGGCAATTGCCTTAATGGCATATTCTTTAGCACGTTCTTCAACTTCAGCAAAAGAGCTGTTTGGATTGAAGTCTTCCTGATACATAAACACCAGTTCATGGGGCGCATTGATTTGTTCAAGCTTGCAAACTGTAATCTTTGTTTTGATGGTCTTTGTTGTTTTAACTTCTAAATCGGGACGGATTCTTACACATTCAAATCGAGAACCCATTTCAGGGAATCCTACTGTCATTTCCATAACGTTCTCCTGCCTCTCGGCTAATAAATTAATTGATTCACTGCTGATCTTCGACGTAAATACCGGCAGAAATAATCGCTCCGCCGATACGGCGTTTTCCGTAAAGGATCGGTACCGGATAACCTTGTGCGGCTGTATTCGTTACGCCGCCAAACGCATAGGATGCACGGTTATCGGCGTCCTGTTTGCTGGCTAGCCCCGTTGGCTGTGGGGAAAGCATCTGGACAATACCGCCAGCCATCATCCCTACACCAGCAGCTACAAGCGCTGCGCCACCATACGCATAGGTAATTGCACCCACCACAACAAGAACAGCACCAAGAATAGTTTGTAGTAATCCTGCTTTTTTACTGCCAATAATAACCGGAACAATACGAATAACTTCTTCAGTTACAGGAAAACCGAGGTCATCCTCCCCGATATTCTTTTTCCCACGAAATACTGCATATGTTAGCCCGCGTCGTTGACTGGAAATCATATATTGCTCAAATCCCTTAATCGTAGCAGCTAGCGCACGGGGGGCTTCATGAATAGTACTAATCAGACGGTAATGTGTCTTGCCAAAATATTTCCCAAGCATGCCGCCTAGTTCTATCTTTGTCATTATCTCTTGCATCTCTTCTCCAAAAATAAAAAACCGCCTAAGCGGTTTTTATTAATTTTTTTGGC